TTGAATAGAGCATCTGACTACGGATCAGAAGGTTACAGGTTTGAGTCCTGTCGGCGTCACACTGAAAACCAGCCACTTACAGCGTTGTAGGTGGCTGGTCTGTTTTTGGTCGGACACACAATTTACACACAACTTGCGTCTAATTGCCGCCGGTTACATCCGGGGCGATCCGCAAAATACGCGCCCGCAATTCGGACAATATCCGGCGTTCCGCCTCTTTCTGTTTGTTGCTCCAGTATCGGCGTTCGCCGGGCCTCCGTGCTTCCTGCACCCGTACCCGTGCCCGGTCGTATTGCGCCCTTGCTTCCTTTATTTGCGTGTCATTTCCTGAAGTCATAGTGTTTGTTGGTTGAGGGGTCGAACGTCAAAAAATCGCCGTCTCTGGTCCATTCGCGGATAGTGTAGCACCCGCCCGGCATATACGCGGCATTGTGCCGGGCTGCGGCCTCGGTGGGAAACACTCCCACCGTCTGGCCGTCCGCCGAAAGCTCGTAAAGCATCATAAACTATATTCTTCCAAAAAATCTAATTCTAAATTTATTCAAACGCTCTCGCAACCATTCATCCCGATCCGTGCCCGTGATAGCTGGACATATAGAGGGCATCGCATAGTCCCGGCAAATTCGCATAAGTGTAATAAACGCAAGCTCATCAAGGCACATACTTCGTTGTACATCTTCGGTTATTCTAAAAAGTTGCAACCGTTGTTTAGTAGTTAGAGGTCCCATATTTGCATTTTTAATATACCGTTACAAAATTCTCTACCTTAAACGAGCGCCAGCCGCCCGCCTCAATGTCGTAATACTTGACCGTGCACCCGTCATCCGGTCGGCCGGTGCCCTTGATCGTGGCCGCCACTTCGTGCAACGTACCCGCCGCCCTGCGTAATGTCCCGTCGGCTTTCTCATAGGCGAACCGAACGACACCCGCCCGCATACGCTGCGTCAGGCGGTAAAGGCTCCAAGCCTTGACAAGGCAGATATTGAAGGCCTTGCCCGTTGTCCGGGCAATCGTCCACGCCCGGCGCATAATCGTTTGCAAATCGTTTCTTTTCATTGTCTGTATTGGTTTTTGGTTGTTCGTTCTTCCTTGTTTCGGGTCGGGGCGGTGGTTGAGGCCGCCCCGGTTCCCTTCGTTAGTTTAACAGCACTTGCAAAGCCTCTGCAATTTCCGGGTATTCGTTCCCTTGTTCATCCCATACGGCCGCTACCGTCGTACTCTCTTTCTCTATTGTCCAGCTCGGAGCCGTCCAGTAGTCCCCGGCATCCTCTCTGATTTCGGCCTTGTAGCTCACAAAAGCCGTGAATCCCTCGTACTCGATTTCGAAGCCCTCATCCACTCCGTCACAGTGGTAGTTGATGTAGTTGGCGATCTCCTTTGCGAATTGATTGTAAGTGGTGGTGTTCATTGCTATTATATCTTTGGTTTGTTTTTCTGAATGCAAATTCAACTCAAAATATAATACCCACCAAATAAAAAGACAAAAAAATTATATCTTCAGTATTTTTTTACCTCATTTATTATAACTACATGGAAATTTACTACCTTTGTGCGTAGTTAGCAACCATTAAACTATTGGTATATGTCGAAATTTCGTATATTGGAATTATGCAAGCAAAAGGGCATAACCCAAAAAGATTTGGCCGAAACTATCGGTATGACGCCCGTAGGTTTAGCGAAAGCCGCCAACGGTAACCCCACATTTGAAACCCTTGAAAAGATCGCCGCCGGTTTGGGCGTATCGGTTCCGGAGCTATTCGCCCCTCAACCGACGAACACGATCACCTGCCCGAAATGCGGGACGGTGCTGGAAGTCAAGGAAAGGGGGTAAGGTTATGACACAGAAAGATGCGATAAAACTATTTGAGGATAGGCAGGTACGTTCCGTGTGGGATTCCGAGGCCAAAAAGTGGTATATCTCCATTATTGACGTTATCGAGGTATTAACAGATAGCGCAACCCCCCGCCGATACTGGAGCGACCTCAAACGCAAGCTACAGGCCGAGGGAAGTCAGTTGTACGAAAATATCGTACAACTCAAAATGAAGTCCTCGGACGGGAAAAGCTACAACACCGATGTGGCCGATGTCGAACAACTATTCCGGCTGATACAATCCATCCCATCACCAAAGGCGGAACCGTTCAAACAATGGTTAGCGCAATTAGGCCGGGAACGGCTGGAAGAAATCGATGATCCAGAGCAAGGTATTGAGCGCCTAATGGAGTATTACCACAGCAAAGGCTATTCGGCCAACTGGATAAATCAAAGGCTTAAATCCATCGAGGTACGCAAAGAGCTTACCGATGAATGGGAACGCCGCGGAATACAAAAAGGTCGGCAATACGCGATCCTTACCGATGTCATTACACAGGGTTGGTCTGGTCTATCAACAAAGCAGTACAAGCAATATAAAGGGCTTAAAACCGAGAGCCTGCGGGATAACATGACTAACCTCGAATTAGTACTAAATATGCTTGCAGAAGCCTCAACAACCGAGATTTCACAAAAGGAAGAGCCCGAAACATTTGAGCATAGCAAGCAAATTGCACACCGGGGCGGCAAGGTTGCCGGTGCTGCTCGGAAAGAACTTGAGGCCCAGACCGGCCAAAAAGTTGTTAGCCCGTTGAATGCTAAAAAGGCTCTCAAGAAATAATATTGTACTGTTATGGAACTGCAACCTATCCAAAGTAAGATTTACGAGATACGGGGCCAGCGGGTGATGCTGGACTTCGACTTGGCGGAACTCTATCAAGTGGAAACACGAACACTCAAACAGGCAGTACGTCGTAATATCGAGAGATTCCCCAGTGATTTCATGTTTGAAATCACCGAGTCCGAATATAACTACCTCAAAAACAGTATGACATCACAAATTGTGATCTCAAACGAAAGGGGCGGCCGACGTTATATGCCGTTTGCCTTTACCGAACAAGGGGTAGCAATGCTTTCGAGTGTTTTACGTAGTGAAACAGCCATACAAGTAAATATCGCCATTATGCGGGCATTTGTGGCGATGCGGAACTACATTACCACGACGACGCAGATAACGGCGGAACTGTCCGAAATACGGGCAAAGCTGGCATTGTTGGAACGTGCTGACGAAGACAATGCCGAAGCGGTAAACGATCTTTCGGAAGATATGCGCAAAGAGCTTGACAACATTTATCAGGCTATCGCGGCGCTATCGATCAAGGTGCCGCAGGCTCGCAAGGTCGGCCAGCCGATAGGGTTCAAACGCACCGATGGCAAAAAATAACCCGCTGCACCCTTCGATGATAAATGCCCGTATTTCATATTGGCTTTGCATTTGACGGCGTTTCTCCCGCCGGACATAGAAAGTATCAGCCGCACGAAGAAAAACCGTAAAATCAAAAAAGGGGATTGCAGGCACTTTGCCCGGCTCCGGTCGTTGAGGCTGTGGGGTTGTTACTATCCACCCCATCCAAAACGGCATCACCCGTACACAAGCACCCGAAAGCAATCAAATACAAATACATATATCACATTGAAATACAGTGATATATGTGTATTCATATAAACAAACACTTTAATACATCCGAGAACTTTATTTAATGTAGTATTTAATGTATTATATAATGCTTGTAATGCTTCTATAAGTAATATTTATAATGCTTATAGGCTACATTAAAATATCCTTATATACTACTTCTCAATAATGTATTGAAATGTAGTAGTTTTTTAATGCTCTTAATAATGCTACATTAAATGATAGGGACAAATCAAGTGTTATATTTTGGGGTTGCTGCACATCGAACCGGCGACGCACACAAAGGTGGCTATTTGGCCGCTTATTTATTTGAGTGGATAGATTATACTACCCAACAGCAGATAACGCATCAGAGGGCAGATAACAGGGCAATTCCGGGGTAAACAGCCCCACCCCCTCGGCCGTATCTAATGTTCGCTATATTTTCGGACCGGCATTTTTTGGCAATTTTTGGAAAACGTTTTCAGGAAACGGGATCGCGATTTGCGCGCGGGGGTAAAAAATCGGGTTTTTCCGGGGCTTTGGCTTTCTGACAGTAAAACAGTAAAAACGAAAGACGGGCGGGGTAACTCCGTCCGTCCTTTGTTTGCTATTTGTAACCGTGTTTTCTTAATAACCGTTCAATAACCGGCAAAGGGTTTGGAATACATCCGACCTGCTTGCGGGGCCGGGGTCCTGATTTGACCCTGTACTTATAAGCCGGTGATTTGCGGAACCCGTTCCAGACAGCCCGTATTTTGACGCTTGCCGGGGTGCGGCCCATTATTGCGGCTATCTCCTCGTTACTGTGATCGGGGTACAGCTCACCGAGCCGGGCGATTTCTTCCGGTGTCCATTGTGGCGCAAGATACGGGGGCAAAGGCATAGGGCGTTCGATTTACCGACGCCCGCAAGTTACATTTACCCCGCGACGCGGTAACGCCCGACGGCGAATCCGTTAGCCATATAGAACGCTATTTTGTCGGCGGTGTGCTTCTCATCACCCCGAATACAAAGGGCCACACCGAAACCGAAATCTGAAGAACTCGGATAGCGTTCGTATTTGTTTCCGTCCCGGTCTTTGGCTTCGGGTGCCTTGAACACTTCGTAATAGGTCAGGGCGTCGGATGTGGTGCGCTTGTAACAGTACATCCCGTTTGCCTCGTTATGGGCGATTTTCACAAACTTATCGCCGAACTTCGTAAACTCATCCCGCAAAGGCGGGTAAAATGTCTGTTTTTTCATGGAGTGTTTATGAAATTTCGATTTTCTTTGCGTTTTGGTATAGTTGATCCACCTGGCAGGAAAAAGCCGTAAAATCGGCTGTTTTCAGAACGGGCCATTTTGTCCGTCGGTCGGGGTTGAGGGTGTCGTATCGTAGTCCGTTATCCGGGTCAGGCTTTCGTTGTGGCGGAAATATGTACTGCCGGTCGCTCCCTCCCGGTTCTTGGCAATATAGAATACCCCCACGCCCTCGGACGGAATTTTCCCGTATTTGGTGGTGTCTATCATTTCCTCCTCACGTATGGCCGGGCGGTCGATAAAAATCACCATATCGGCATCTTGTTCGATCGCTCCCGATTCCCGGAGGTCGGCAAGTATCGGTGTCTTATCGGCTCGCTCTTCAACCTTGCGGGAAAGCTGGGACAACAAAATGACCGGCACGTCGAGTTCCTTTGCCAGCACTTTGGCCGCCCGGCTCATCTCGGCTACTTCCCGCTCGCGGTTGTTGCGCTTGTCAGAATCGGGGGCCGTCAGCTGCAAATAGTCGATAACGACCATACCGCACCGCCCCTGCCGTTGCAACACCCGGCACTGCGCCCGAATAGCGGGCATCGAAATAGAGGGGGTATCGATTATCGTCACGGGCAACTCGCCCAACCGGGCCGCTCCCGGTTCTATGCGCTTCCAATCCTCGGTACTTACCGCACCAGACCGGAACGCCCTCGCATCCACACCCGAAGCACCAACCAGCATACGGCCGCCGAGCTGCGTCGCGGGCATCTCCAGCGAAAAGATACATACCGGAACACCGGCCCCGGCTGCAGCTTGTGCGAAATGAAGCGCAACGGCCGTTTTACCCATCGCCGGACGTGCGGCAAGGATAACCAGCTGACCGCCCCGCCAACCGCCCGTAATACGATCCATACAGGGCAAACCGGTAGATATTCCTACGCATTCGCCCCGCTGGTGGGCCTGCTGGCGGCGTTCCAGGGCGGTCAGCGTATCCTGCATCACATCGCCGATACTTCGGGCCGAAGCGATCCGGGCGACATCGCCGGTAATCCGTTCAAGGCTTGATATTACCCGCATTACACCCTCCGGGCCTTCCTGTATTGTGGCTATTCCCTCCATTAGCGTAAAAATTCCTCGGCGCTGGATATCCTTATCCACCAATATCCGGGCGTGGTTCAGTATCCCGACACCCGATCCGACGGCCTGCGTAAGGACGGCAAGATACTGACGGGAAATATCCGTCCCTTTCAACTCCTCGAAAACCTGGTAAAGGTCTGGAAATATTCCCCGGTCATCGAGTTTGCAAATAGCATCGTAAATCCTCGCATTTTGGGGATCATAAAATGCCGTTGAAGTAAGAATACCCCGCACATCGGCGACGGATTCCGGGAAAACCATTAGCGCACCCAATACAGCCCGTTCGAGGTCGGGCGATTCCGGGATCTTCAAGGCGTCCGCCGGATAGTTACAGGTCTTTGTATATTCGTTTTTTTTCATTTTGCTGTGTGGGTTTATGGTTATTAAATTCGGATTTGCGACGCATCCAAATTCGGGCGGCAGCTTGCCAATCTTTCATCTGGGATTTACCGGACACTTTCCAGCCGTTAGCCGTGAAATGATCGTAAAAACATTCCGCATCGTTCTTTGTCCCTTCGATCGTCGAAAAATAGTTTGTAACTTCTTCGAGCGGGGGAGCAACAAACGCCGTGCGTTTGCTTGCGACTTTGTGCGGCTTGTCCGCACTTTCTTTACTCTCGTTAGAGAGTTTCTTATCTATATCCTTATCCTTATCATTATCATTATCATTATCATTATCATTATCATTATCGGCATCCACCGCATTCGAGCGCATACGATTGCATCCGTTTGTATGCGACCGCATACGCTCGTTTTTCCAACGTTTGTTCGCATTTTCGGAATTTTTATTGCATACATCCGCATATTTGGCCCTGTCGCGGTCTATTTGAGCCCGCATAAGTCCGAACATAGAGTACAAAACATCTCTATCGGTCGGCTCTTCGCCGTATAGTACGTATCGTTTTACCGCATCGTCGATTTTAAGCCGCAAATCCGCCGGAAACGACAATAGCTGCTCCGCCCAATCTGTGTAATACAAAAAATTAGGCTTTTCTTTCTGTTGCGTATTTGTCATTATTGCATCCCTCCTTTCCGAATAAAATACCGTTTGAATCGGCCCCCGTGCACGCCCTCGCACCATTCGTCGGCGATCGGTACGCCCTTATGACGCAAATCGCGGATTACGCTGCGGGGATCGGACATCCTCAACGAAATAGTAATATCGGCCGCCGAACGGGGAATACCGTCCGAAAGCAAGTTATAAATCCTTTGCTGGTGATAGGAAAATACAGAGGTAAACCTTACATTTGTAGTGTCATTAGCCCCTATGGTATTAGTTTTTGCCCCTGCGTGCTCGCTTCGAGTGCCGGGGGCGTTTTGATTCTGTACCATACCCGATAAGATTATTTACGGTTAGCACTTTCTGCAATACGTTGAGCGGCTTCCGCATCCCGGTTCCGGGGCCTGTTTATCTGCTGCGCCGCCCATTCACGCAGCTCCTTCCGGGAGAACACCAAACGACGGGGGCCGAATTTAGCATAGGGAATTTCGTGTCTATGGGTAAGAATATACAAACTGCGCATAGTCGTCCGATAACCCAGCGAAGCCAGGAATGGCAGAGTTTCTTCGGCGGTCATCGCATCGGGCAACTCCGAAGCATCCGCGATACTCTCTGTGGCTTTCTCGCGTCTTTTGTAATCCTGCATTGCGGCAAATACTGCATCCGAAATCAAGTCTTTCAGGGTCTCCTGTTCAACTACTACTAAATTGTTTCCCATAATATTTATTAGTTAAATTTCTTTCCTTTGTTTGCCGCAAAAATCGCTTTACCTCGGGAATATTCAAAGGAAAATTTCACTTTTTTAACATTATTTCCCGCAAGTCGTTACAAATTATCAATTTGCTGTGTAAAAGTATTTTACATTACAAAAAATAAATAAAAAAAATAAACGGAGAATATTTTTTAATCTCCGTTTACAAAATCGTAAGGCAAATAATTGAATCCGCGGAAAATACGGCTGTTTACAGGCGGTTATTTCCAGCCGTCAGGAATCAAAATAGCCGCGTTTTTCTCCCTTTCTTCCCGTTCGAAGCTGGCCAAATAGTTTTCCGTCGTTTTCAGATCTTGGTGGCCGAGGCTTTCCGATATATAGGCGATATTCGCCCCGGCACGCTTCAACACCGTAGCGAACGAATGACGCGCCGTATAGGTCGATATGTTCCCTATTCCGAGCTGCTCCCCTACTTCCTGCATCCGCTTGTTGATCGCACGGGTCAAATACATCGTTTTCAACTTCTGGTGCATCGCGTCCTCCGTCCCGTCGAGAACCGGAAATATAAAGTTATTACGCCCCGGGGGATTGCCCCAGCGGTCGATAATAGCCTGCATTTGGGGAACGACCACTACCCGGATTTCCTTGCGGGTCTTGGTCGTGTGCTCGGTCTTTTGACGCACGAAACAGATTTCACCGTCCACAATATCACGGTACCGCAATTTCACGAAATCGGCGACGTTGATCCCGTTACACAAGTAGAGGAACAGCCAATAATCCCGGTATTTGGCCGTCGCTTCGCTCCCGTCCTCATAGCGGGCGATCCGCCCGATCTGCTCCAGCGTCAGAGCCAGCTTGCGCCCCTCGCCCTCCTGTATTTCATACCGGCCCCGCCCGAACGGGTATTGCGTTTCCTTGACGATACCCAGACGTCGGGCATCGTTCATTATCGCCCGCAGGTGGCGCAAGTGTATCGATACCTTAGATTTGCGCAGTAAACAGGAGATGAGATAGAGTTGGTAATTT